TCATCCACTTGCTGAGTGTCGGGTCTTGGACGCCGATCCGCGCCGCCAGCTCGTGTTGGGTCATGTGCCTGTCCTTAAGCAGTTTTATAACATTATCGCTAATTGCGTACCTGTTCATCTCTTCACCTTGCGGAAATTGCTTATGCCTAAAATCCAGTCTGTAGAAACATCAAAGGCTTGTGACAGTTTTATGAGGCTGCATCCGTTCGGGTAGTGTTCACTTCTTATCCAGCCAGCCAGATTGGATTTTGGTATTCCTGTCTTTTCGGACATTCCTTTGATGTTCAGTTCATTTTCATCCATCAGAATCTTTATCCTTTTCGCAAATACTGACATATTTCACCTCATGCAAACGGGAGCTGCTGGTCCAGGTTGTCTGGGATGTTCATGAATCCATCAAGACCTTCGGAACTCTTCTGTTGGGGTGTATTTTCTGGATTATCAGCAGCATTGCCATGAGTGTTTTTACTCTCGGCGAACTCTTGGCTCTCGATGATCACCTCTGTCGTGTACACAGTTTCCCCGTTTTTGTTCTTGTAGCTACCGGTCTGAATCCTGCCTGTCACCGCGAGCTTTGTTCCTTTTTTCACGTATTTCTCTACAAACTCTCCGGCTTTGCTGAAAGCCACGCAGTTTATAAAGTCTGCCGTAGGCTGTCCTTCCTGCTTTTTCCCCATTCTGTCGACAGCCAGCGTATATCTTGCGATACACATCGTGTCCTGTGTGTACCTGATGTCTGGATCGCGTGTTAACCTTCCCATTAAAATCACTTTATTCATCGATATAATTCCTTCCGTATCGCTTGGTGAACAGTTCCCGTGCCTCTTCCGGCGTCGCTCCCTGTCCGATCTGTATTGCTTCGTATTCTTTTTGCGCCTTAGCCTGGAGCCACCTGCGTACTTCTTTGTTGAAATGCACGCCCATCGGCGGTTCGTTGTGACAGTTGTGGCAGAGATAAACGACTAGCTTATCTTCTTCCGCCAGTCTACGGTTTGGCCCGGAGAAACAATGATGTCTCTCCGTTGGGCCATATTTACCGCAGATAAAGCAAACATTTTTCGTTGTATTCATGATCTTTGCATTACCTTCGCGAGCAGTTCTTTATACATCTTTTCGTATAACATCGCCGCTGTTTTGTATCTTTCGATCTCCAGTTTTGTATCGGTGTTTACCGGCTGGATTTCCGTCTGCTCTTGCTCCCACTCGGTCTTTGCCTTTTCCACAGCTTTCTTGATGTCGCTCTGCGTGTATCCTCCCGTTTCAAGATCAAGGGCTTCGGCCACCTTGCCTTTTATTTCGTCATATATGTCGTTTTTCAGGCATTTGACCAGCCTTGTGAGCGAGCTGTTAAAGGTGTATATCGGCCTCCCACAGTCCGCGTACATCGTTGTCATTGACGGAACCTCGACGCAGTTCGAGGCGGTTTCCTCGGGGAAAAGCCGAAGCCCTACCGCGTATCCGTCGTGCTGTTTGAGGATCAGCATTTGGAATACTGACCCGTTTTTTGCTATCACTTCCCAGATGTCTCCAGATTCTGTTGGCTGCATTTTGTTTCCTCCCATTTTGCTTATCGCCTCTCCAGCAGTTGGATCGTAGTATCCAGAGGCGTTCTTCCATATGTTTTCACCCATCGCGGAGCCTCCTCCTGAGCTCTTCTAGCTTGTCCTTCGGCGCCCCTGACGGCCTGTATTCGGGCTGTACGGCCCCTTTTGAGGCGTCGTGGCTGTGTTCCTCCAGCTTTGCCACTGTCGCCGCTGTGAGCTCCTTTACCGGCGCGCGCAGGGCGGTCGGCACCGCCCCTCTCAGGCGCCTCAGCCTTGATTTCTCTTCGTAGCGTTTAATAAACATTGGGCGCTGGACCGTCATCAGGTCCACCGTTGGCATCAGCGACCATTCCCTGAACTCCGAGAATCCTCCGATGATCTCTTTTGTTATTTCCGGGAGCCGGTTCCAGTAGTCAGCTGCTTCCGGGCTTCCGGCGTGACCGAGGGCTTTGGTCATTCGTACCCATTCCTCGGCCGCTAGTTCGTCCGCCGGGGAATCGAGATCATAAGCGATCTGCCGTATGTCTGAGATCCCGGGCGGGTATTTGTTGCTCATGATGTATGACTGGGCAGCTTTCGTCAGTGTTGGGTAGTCTATATCACACAGCGTTGCATACCAAAGATTGAACGTGTATTCGTTCGGTATGAAGTTGTCTTTCGGATATGCTGCCATCAGTCCCCGCATCACCACCCTGAAATCCTCGATCTGTGTTTTAGCTTTCATACTGTTTTCCCCAGCTTTCTGTCGCCATCATCCTCTGCGTGTATTCATCCATCTTCCTGGCCGGCGTCCAGTCATCTGCCCATGCTCTCTGGTTAAAGAAGGATGATCCTTGCTTGATGTATTGAGGAGCCACGTTCGACTCCCTGATATATTCCACGTATGCTTCTATTCCTTTGCGGATTTCTTCGTCAGTCGCACCATCTCGTATCGCCATCTGATAGGCATTAAATGCTGCTTTCTTTCCCTGCTTCCGCGGGTATAGGCTCCAGAGCGCTTCAAATCTGACTATTTTACTATCCTTACCTACCCTATCCTCTACTGACCTATCCTTACCTAACCTATACTTACCTATGCGGTCATTTGGTTGGCAGATGTCCGTCACTTGTCCGTCATTTGTCTGGCATTTGTCCGTCATTTGTCCGTCATTTGTCTGGCTTTCGGGCTCTTTTTGATCGATTGCCGGCTTTTTCTCGCGTTTTTCGAGGATCTGTGCTTCCGGTAGTATCTGCAGGAGCAGGTCCTGATAGATGCTGTTCGTCTTCCGGTCCGGTCTGATCCGGTTGTTTTCAGACCAGTCTGCGATGTACGTGATCAAGTCTTCGTTTAAAACCTTGACGTATCCCTTCGCGGCAAGCACACGCAGGTCGTCCTCCCCGCATCCGACCATCCGGATCACGTTGTAGGCTTCTACTATCCCGTCGTCATCCGCGTGAAGCCCCAGGTGGAAGTACAGCGCCTGCGTCGTTAGAGGCATCTTTAGAAACTTTGTACTTTCCACGATCCTCCTCGAGAACATTCTTCGTTGGGCCATCATTATCACCTCCCGTCTTACCCCTGGCCATCATATAGAGTCTCATGAAGTCCTCCGTCCGCATGATCGTCAGCCATGGCTTCCTGGAGACCTTCCAAAAGACCGCAGGGAGCCCGTCTCGGCGCTTCTCCGCCTCTTCTACGGCCTGACTCATTGCCTTGCGGACATTAAGGCGCTCTACAAATTTGCACTCGATATGGATCCCCTGGAGGCCCACAAGGTCCGACTGGCGCAGGAAAACGTAGCCGCGCTTGACCGCAACTCCGAAGCTGTTTAAATAGTCACGGAGCAGCCGTTCTCCCCTGGCCCCTTTGTCTCTTTCCTTCTTACCCATCCGTCGACCTCCACCTTCCGAGCATCCGCTCGATTTCCTGCGGTGTGAGAGTTACGATTCCGAACGCTTCACACTCTTCGATCGTGCCCTTGATCAGCGCTGTCATTTCCTTCGTGTCGTAGGTATGGCTTCCTCGGTACACTCTGTAGTATCCGATTTCCTTGCCGTTCTGGATGTCGACTCCGCAGGGCTGGCAGTGCAGTGTCTCATTCTCGAGGATTTCATTTGTTGGGATGTTCGTCTTGATGACCACAGCCTCGTCGCCGATATATTCGATCTGGCCGTATCTGGCGATCAGCACGTTTTTACACCTTGCCATTGAAATTCCGAGCTTTTGTCTTAGCTTGTCGCAGAGGACATGAAAGTAGGCATTTGCGCTCTGTGACCTACCTTTTTTGTTCTCTTTGATGTCGATCCGGAGCTCCTTATCCAGGAGCCCCTCGACTTCTCCGGGTTCTTCCTTGACCTCTATGGAGATCACAGGGAGCTTTGTCTTGTAATCTCTCGACAAGCTCTTGATTTTTCCGGTGAATGTTATCATTTCCTCAAATTCTCCCAGTATTTTCCGGACATCATGGTGTAATACTGCGTCAGTGTCATCTCATGAAGGTCCTTTACTCTGTATGCCGCCGCGAGTTTTTCCGGCTCCACCTCATTCTTCTGGCACTCCTGTATCAAAGCGTTTACGGCTTCGTCGTTCAGCTTTTCCTTCGGGTGCTGGAAGATGTAGCTCGCTGATATCGGCCCCACCATCATCCCCTGATTATTGTCCGCAGGTTTCTGAGTCGCCGTTGGGCTTCCGTAGCTATATACCACCTTGCGATCCTTATCCAGTATTGTCAGGAAGCTGATCTTTTTGTTGGTATACTCTATCGAGCCCACCGTGAATCGGTCGTAGGTCGTCTTTTTCCCGTTCCTTTCGACGATCTTCACGTTCCCTGCGTTGATCCAGATGAATGGCGCCGTGTACAGCTCTCTGCCGATTCCCCAGTTGAAGCAGGCCCTCTTGAAGGAATCAGACGCTTGCCCTTTTTCCTTTTCCGTATTGGATTCGGTTCCGACGTCCTGCTTCCAGACCCATTCGTACGTTCCGTCGACCCTGCTGCAGAGGATTCCTACGCTACAGAATAAGTTCCCGTTGATCAGTTCGTGTTTCCTCTGCCAGCATTCCTGGCCGACCGTCTCATCTAAGATGTTCTGGTCCACCCTTGCGTCCTTATAAAGCAGGATGCTACAGCCCTTTTCTGTGACCGTCTGCACCCGGCAGTCGATCTCGTCTGCTCTCAGTGTTCTGAATTTAAGCACTTCATCACCTCCCTATCGCTTCTTCTAATTGGCAGCACATGATTCCTGTTTTTGTGATCTCGCCGCTTTCGCTCCACATTTTGTTGGCAGTCATTTTCATGCTCACTTTTTGGCTGATGATCATGATGTTGCTTTCCTTGTTGTTCGCCTTGTTTCCATCCAAATGCACAGCGTATTTTCCTTTTGGAACGCCCAGGACAGCCCCGAGCCGCTTCCAGCCCTTTTCTGTTTTGATGTATCCGGTATCCGGATTGACATATCCGACTGCCCTGCGTTCCTTCTGGCAGAAGTTCCTACCATTTTTCAGTTGCTTCTCTCTATACCTCTTCTCTGAGAGCCGTATACCGAGGTTATATATTCGATGTTCTATGGCCCGCTTCGTCACTGACGTTGGGCCATATAGCTCTATATATGCTTTTAATGTCGCCTGGATGCCGTGGTCCGGATAGTACATCCGGAGCCACTCATCTTCTTCTGGCTTCCACCGGTGGCTCATCCGGTTACCAGTTTCATGGCGTAGGAGTTTTTCAGGCTTTTGCACTGTGCTTGCAGTTTCTCTGTCCTGAGGATCAGGTCCCCGTTGTTGATCATCTGCTTTGCGATTGCTACCACCAGCGCCGACTGCTCGTTCTCCGTCTCTCTTTCTTCCGGTGTGAGATCCTCTTTCATCGTGACCTCAATTCTTTTCCCGAGAATGTCCTGTAATTCCATTAAAGTCATCTTTACTGCTCCGTTTCCCCGTGATAAAATCACGGCATAGTGATTATTGCCTTGCGCCTGTGAGAGTTGCCGCTCTTACGGGCGCTTTTTTATTGTTGATGCATCGATGTCGCTGTACTCTGTTCGTGTTGTTTCATAGTTACGGACATTTTTACCCTTGTTTCTCATATAATCTTCAAAGTACAACCGGGCGCCTCCTCGTGCTTTGTAATTGTAAATTCTTGAGAACTCTTTCAGCATGTCCTCTAAACCGCTCGCCTGGACAAACTTTGCGCGATTCAGCTTGCAGTTGTTTAGCATCCTCTGGTGGTTATAACCCGCTGTTTCGCTCATTATTTTTACCCCTTGACAGAACGCGTCATTGATTCTTTTGTCGAAACACAGCGCGTCTTGGATCTCGAATACCATTTCTTTTATGGCCTTTGCCCGCTCTTTGTCTGCCTCTGTAAAGACTATTGTTCCATCAAAGATCCTATTTGCTTCTCCGCTCTTTGCGTGGGTATTTTTTCCCGCCATCCTGAGAATTCGCGACACCGCCATTCCTGTTTCGGATTTTGCTTGCAATAATCGGATATAGTTCTCGTTTCCTGCTTCTGCATAACTTTGCACATAATCCGCTCCAGTCCACACTTTCGCGAATGTATTAAGCCTTCGGCAGTCATCAATAGTCAGCCCTTTTTGCATCGTGTATTCTATCGGCAGGTGCATTATTCTTCTTGCCTCGAATCGCCCCTGTCCCTCTATGATTTCCCACTTTTCGTTCACGATGATCGGGTTTATTATTGCTTTAACCGACAAGCTCTTGATCAGCATTTCGATTCTTTGCTTGGTTACTTTTCGGTTCGCTTTAAGTTTTATAAATCGGTCATAGTCGTACGTTCCCATTGCTGTAATGACTACAAAGTCTTTACTCGTATCCATTTTTTACCTCCATTCATCTGATCCGGAGGCTCTGGCCGGCTTCCAGATGCGCGACCCCATCCAGGTCTGTTCCTGCTTTGAGATCCTCTTTGATACGTTTCTTATCGATCTTCGGTTCCTGGGGGATCATGTATCTCGGAGGCAGTCGTGTTGGGTCGTCTATTACAACCGAAGGCGCCGTATTCTGGATTCCGAAGCTGAACAGCTGCGTCTTGAATTTGGTTTTTCCGGTCGCGATCATGGCCTGCTGCAGCCTTTCCTTCATCCCGGTAATGTTGTTCTCCATTGCCTTGTATCGGGCGGTCAGGCGGGCGATTTCGGCCTTGATCCCGTCGACGTTCATCTGCAGTTCCTTCATGACCATCGCGTATCCGTCGGCTTTGACTTCGATTTCTCCACCGATCGCTTCCATCGTATCCGCGAGAACTTCCGGTTCTACGTCCGGGTCCATCGCCATTTCCAGAAGTTGCTGGTAGTCACTTGTAAGTTCGTATAATGTACTCATTCATTCCTCCGTGATATAATCATCTGTGTGACGCCGGTAGTTTTCCAAACACTCCGGACAATACCGGACGCCATCAATCTCGTAGAAGGTGTCGCCTGCGATCGGCTCGCCACAGTCATCGCAGTGTGGCATCTTTTTTTCTCTCTCGTACTGCCTGGCTTCTTCTTCCAGGTAGTCCTCGTATGGATCTCTGCTTTTCAGTTCTCTCATCGCCATCCTCCCCGTATTGGCTCTGGTAGTCCTTGCACAGTCCCCTGTTTCGTTCGATCTTGCATCTGCTGTAGTGGATGCAGTCGCGGCATGGTTTCATGCTTCCCTGAAGGAGAGCTTCGGTTCTTCGTCGCGGAGTGTGCAGATCTCAAATTGCCCTTCTTCCGCATCCAGTTCGACGTGGATGTACTCATCCTTTACCTGGATCACAATGCGGTGATATCCTTCCTTCAGGCCGGCTTCCTTCATCATCTGCATGAGCTCTTTTGCTTTCTTGTACATCTCTCTGGTGATCGCGTCGTATGCTGTGTTCGTTGTCATTCTTTACCTCCTAAAATTACCGCTGCTGTTAAAATTACAGTGATTACCGTTAACCCGAAGATGATCCTCGGGTCCGTCCCGTCCAGGGCGCTTCCCAGAATTGCCCAGCTTGCGACTGCTAGGTTGGCGCAGACCGTTTTCATTTTCCCTCCTTCTCTCTGAGCTTTTCGATGATTGCTTCGCCGTCTATTCCACTGATGCCTGAGAAAAATTCCGACCTCAGAAAGCGCTCACATTCGTCATACACGTACTGTGCTCGCAAGAGTCTGTAGTATTGCCTCTCTGCATTTTTGGCAGCCTTCTCTCTTTGTTTGTCTGCTTTGGCTACTGAAGCACCGCCGCGCCTCCTCTTCTCAAAGTTCCGGGCCCATGGCAGGAACCTTTTGTTCCGGAAGTAATCTGCGGTGATCTTCTCTTTTTTCCTCAGCAGACTTGCCGCCATTTGGTGATCCTGGCAAGCCTGAGCGATTATCGCTGTCGCCAGGAGCTCTGCTCCGTAGTCATCGATTCGCGTGATCATCAGTTACCTCAGAATTGTTTGCATGATCTCCAGTTTCTCTTCTGCAGTGAAATGCAGGACCTCTGCCCACTGGCGCATCTGGTTCACCGTCATTCTTCCCGGTTCCTTGAGGCGTCTGTAGTAGGTCCGCTCCGGGATTTTCAGTGACTTCTGCAGGTCCTTTGCTTTCCACCCCATGTCCTCGAGCTTCTCTTCCGTCAGCCTCTTGAAGTTGAGTGTTTTCATCTCACGCCTCCTTGATTATTGCCTCTTTTGAGAAGAGGTAATCCATCGTAAACTCCGGGAAGATGTTTTTGATCGCGACCATTTCGGTTCTCCTGAACTCGGTATCTCCAGCCATCCTGCCTTTCAAGGTTTCGATGTTGATACCCGTCTTCTCAGCGAGCGAAATCAGTGTGATATGCTTCCTTGCCATCTCTGCTCTTAAATTTGGAAACATTTTTCGTCCTCCTTTCTTTTAAAATTTACCTTGTGCGGTAGTTCTCTTTGACTTTATACCTTAAAAGGTAAATTGTCAACCCTAAAAGGTAACTATTTCACCTTTTAAGGTAAATTTTCCCTTTACTATTTGAGACAAAAGTGTTAACATAAATTCACAAATCTTTAGAAAGGAGACACGATTATGACCTTTATTGAACGACTGGAGTATCTAATGAGAAAAAACGGGATTAAAAACAGATCGGAGCTTTCGAAGGTTTCCGGAATTCCCTATACCACCCTGGACGGTTTTTATAAAAGAGGAACAGACAACATCAAATTGTCCACGCTCCTGAAGCTGGCCGAGTGCCTGCACTGCTCCCTGGACTTTCTCGCGGACGACGCACGCGGCGTAGATACCCTGGCCGCTCATTTCGAGGGCGAGCAGTTCACGCCGGAAGAATGGGAGGAGATCGACCGGTTTGCTGCATTTGTGAAATCAAAAAGGAACGGATGATAAACATACCCGCTCTTGGTGGAGGATTTGGATCGTGGAATTGACAGAAGAGTTAAGAGATGAGGTGAGGGGCTACGGAGCCGACATCAAAGACTGGGACTTCGGAGAAACTCGAATCAAGGGCTTGTATTGTGATGGAGTCATCGCTGTGAACAGCCGGCTGGAAACAAACGCCGAAAAGAACGCCATAATCGCGGAGGAACTTGGCCACCATCTAACGTGCGGAGGGGTGATTCTGGATCAGTCCTCGGTCTCCAACCGAAAACAGGAGGCAATGGGCCGTATTTGGAGTTACAACAGGCTTGTGGGTCTTTGTGGTATCATTCGCGCATACAGGCACGGTTGCCGGAATCGGTACGAAATGGCGGAACTCCTGGAAGTTCCGGAAGATTTTATTGATGAGGCGGTTGGTTATTATAAAAGTAAATACGGGCTGTGTACTACCGTTGATAACTACACAATCTATTTCGACCCATTAGGGGTGATGGAGATAGGTTAGTGTTGTGTTGTAACATAAAAAAAACCACCGAAGCGCTGCAACGCTCCGGCGGTGTTGGTGCACGAGGTGCTACCAGATAAAACCATTATTATTGTAGCACCTCTTTTGTTTTTCTACAAGGAGGTAAGTATGAAAGCTACGAAACAAAAATCAGGAAAGTGGCGGGTCCAGCTGTACGTTGGTAAGGATGAATCTGGTAAAAAGATTATAAAATCCTTCACCGCTCTAAGCAGGCGGGAGGCCCTGGACGCCGCGATGGAGTATCAGATCTCCCGCCGGAAGCCAACCGAGGATTCCATAGCTTCTGCGATTGAGGCGTACATCAAGGTCAGGACGCCGGTCCTCTCTCCTTCTACGATTCGTGGGTATAAGAATGTCCAGCGGGTCCTTAAACGCGATTATCCTCGGTTTTTGGACACGAAGCTGGACGCCGTTACCGAGGATGTCCTGCAGGAAGTGATCAACTCAATGGCCGTCACTCATTCCCCAAAATCAGTGAAGAACTACTACGGGCTTATTGCCTCTGCAATGAAACACAAGAAGGCCATTGTACCGACTGTGGTGCTTCCAAAGAGACAACGGACAGAATTCAATATTCCGGATAATGAGACCGCCAGGATGATCTTTCGTGCAGCCAAGGGCACGGAACTCGAGCCCGTGATTTATCTTGCTGCTGCCGGCCTTCGTCGAGGGGAAATCTGCGCGCTGACGCTGGACGACTTCTCCGACACAGCGGTCCATGTGCACCGGTGCAAGGTCTATTCTTCCGACGGTGTCTGGGTGACCAAAGCTCCAAAAACTTACACCTCAGACCGGTACGTGGAATTGCCGCCGGAGATTATACGACGCATCAAGATGAGGGGCTACATCACGCACATGGATCCACAAGGAGTGACCCGGGCTCATGCACGGTTCCTGAAAAAGCACGGTTTTACACACTTCCGCCTGCACGACTGGCGTCATTACATGGTATCTTCTCTCCACGCAGAAGGCTGCAGCGACGCTTTTATCATGGCGGCTGGCGGATGGAACTCCGACTATGTGATGAAGCAGGTTTACCGGCACACCATGGCTGATCGGGACCGGGAGATGAGCCAGAAGGCTGTTTCTCATTTGGCTGGACTTCTCTGAGTTCACCCGAAAGTTCACCCGCCTTTGAAAAATTCTTTATTTATGGGCTAAAATCGCGGTATTGCAGATTGCTTGTGACCCCATCTCTCTATTATCGTAAAAATCGCGAAAAGCCCGGAAACGCTTTGTTTTCGGGCTTTTTCGTGTCTGCAATCAATTGATTTCCTGCCACTTTTTGACTCTTTTTGCCTCTTTTGGCAGTCTTTGTTCACTCGTTTTTCACTTTTTTATTTTCACCAAATTGAACAAACACATTCCCCGACTTTCGTGAGATTTACACACTTGTATTTCCTGCGGTTAGAGGTAACATACACACAACCTGAAAACCAGAACGTTTGTACGGGAGGTGCAAAATGACAGATAAAACCAGAACCCAAATCGAAGAAATGAAAAAGCAGACCTTCGGCGTCGAGATCGAAATGTACGACATCAGGCGCGAAAAGGCCGCCGAGATCGCCGCGACCTTCTTTGGCACCAGAAACTACACCTACACCGGTGACCGAAACGGCTACCAGACATGGAGCGCGTGGGATGAGCAGGGACGTGAGTGGAAGTTCTCCCGCGATGCCAGCATCCAAACAGTTGTGGACGCTGAGAAGTGCGAACTCGTCACTCCCATCCTTATGTATGACGATATGGAGCTCCTGCAGGAGCTGATCCGCACTCTTCGGCACGCGGGTGCCAAGAGCAACCCGGCGCACATGTGTGGAGTTCATATCCACATCGGTGCTGATGGGCACACGGCCCGGACCCTCAGGAACCTTGTCAACATCATGGCTTCGAAGGAAGACCTCATCATCAATGCCCTGTATCTGGATCATAGCCGAATCAACAACTATTGCCGGACTGTTGACCCTCGCTTCCTGAATCGTCTTAATCAGGAGAAACCGCAGACCATGCAGGCGCTCGCGGATGTCTGGTATGAGAGCCAGAATTGCAACTACGGGCGTGATCGGCATTACAACAACAGCCGATACCACATGCTGAACCTCCATGCTACATTCACGAAGGGGACGATTGAGTTCCGGCTCTTCCAGTTCAATAATCCCCACGGCAAGTACAAAGGCGGCCTGCACGCAGGAAGGCTGAAGGCTTACATTCAGTTCTGCCTCGCAGTTAGCCAGCTGGCAAAGCAGAGCCGCACTTGCAGCCCTGAAAGGCGCCAGCGTGAAAATCCGAAGTTTGCGATGAGGACCTGGCTGATCCGCTGTGGCTTCGTTGGACCGGAGTTCAACACCGCCATGAAGTTCTTCACGCAGAGCCTCACCGGAAGCGCCGCCTGGAGGAACATTGCCTAAACCTTGAAACCCTCGGGCCCGGGGTACGGGCCCAGTTGCTATAAACACACTTTAAATAAGGAAAGGAAATCATCAAAATGGACAAGTTTTACATCGCTTACGGTAGTAACCTCAATATGGACCAGATGCGCTTCCGGTGCCCGCAGGCCATCCCGATCGGCACCGCTGAGCTGCGCGATTATAAGCTCATGTTCTACGGGCACAAAAACGGGAAGAACGGCGTGCTGACCGTGGTCCCTGCAAAGGGGCACAGCGTTCCGGTCGGCGTCTGGCTGATCACCGAGCTCGACGAGGCCCGTCTGGACATTTATGAGGGCTATCCTAATTTCTATATAAAGGAGAACGTCCTTCTGCCGGTCCGCCTCCTGGCTGATCCGCGCATCTCCTATAACATCGACGGGATGCTCTACCGGATGACTCCGGGGCACCATCCTGCTCTTCCTACCGATGCTTACTATGATACCTGTGAGCAGGGCTACAACGACTTCGGCTTCGATTCCGTTGTCCTGGGGCAGGCGTGGGCTGATTCCTATTCGGCGTAAGTTCATACTGACGGTATACAGCCAGGGTTTATTCCCTGGCTGTTGTTGGGCTATAGGCGCATAGAACGCAGAGATAAGACCGGGCTGCTGCGTATTTTGCCGGTCAAAAATACCACCAACCGGGCGGCTGGATCTTTGTGTAGTTTACACACTTGTTTTTTCTCTGGTAAGAGTTAACATTCACACAACCTAAAAACCAGAACACTTGTACGGGAGGATACCATGAATTTTAAAAAACTTTGGAAGAACTACAAAGAAACAGCCAAGGCTTTTGATATCGCCGACGCTGCGTGGGAAGCCAACTACACCGACAAAAAACTTGAAGAGGCATGGAACGCCGCATACGACGCGGCCGACGATGCCGAGAAAGCCCTGATGCGCGCCATTATGAAGGTTACAGGTTGCACCCCGAGAACGGCGCGGATTATGATCGCGAAATACGACGACCGGCTGGCTGACTTAATCGGCCGCCTCGCCTGAACAAGAGCTACATTCACCAAACTAAGGAGGATAAAACCATGATGAAAAAAATGGAGGAGATGCTGAAAAACCACAGGGATATCGAGGCCGCGTACGAGGCGGCGAAAGATGCCGGCGACGCGTCCGGTGTTGAAAAAGCCAGGGCCGACATGCGTGCTCTCCGCGAGGAGCTGGATGCACAGGGCGACGAGTTCTGCTTCGTCTTTGGCCTTTTTACCGAGATGGACGAGCGCGGCAACGAACACATTGATCTGCACGACGTCATCTGGGAGCCCGAGAAAACGATTGAGACCCTCCGGAAGTTCGGAGTAGAGACCTTCGTCTTTTCCTCCGGGTGGAGCAGTGCCGTCGACACAGCCTGGGCGTTCGTTCAGGCCGGGTGCAAGCTCGAGGGCATGGTCGAGTTGAACGACCGATTCAGCTATTTCGAAGAGGAGCCGGCCAAGCGCCACGGGTACCTCTTCCGGATCGTCTATGAGGAACCGAAGGAAGAGTACGTCTGCCGGGAAGCCATCGACGGTCGTCTTGATGACCTGTACGAGCGTCTGGTAGAAGGACGTGCACGCGTCTCTCGCGCTGGCGAGATCGTCCGTGCGATGGCCCGCCTCGGGTACCGCTGGAACGTCCACCGCGAGATGATGGGAACGGAGGCCGGGGAGGTCACCTGCAACCCTGCCGCTAATTTCTTACTTACGGCCCTGGACACCGAGACAAGCATCCAGCTCCATCAGCTGTTTTATAACGCTTGGTACCTGAGCGATAAAGCCTACACGCGGGAGCTTCGGGCAGTCTATCACCGCGTTCTGGATTTTCTGGAGACGCACCCGGAGCTCGAGGAAGTTTTCGATGGTCAGAGCATGTACACCTTCGGTGCCGAGTACGACAAGGAGGTTGACTGAGCGTGAAAAAAAGAAAGAGGTTTGTCTACGATGACGGCGGTCGAAAGGCCGCCGGTTTCAAAGGGGAAGCTCAGGACTGTGTTTGCCGGGCCATCTCCATTGCTGCAGAGATCCCGTACCGGGACGTCTATAATCTCATCAATGAATTCGCCCGGCACGAGAATGTTGGGGTGAACAAGGGGCACAAGCGGAGCAACGCGAGGACCGGTGTTTATAAGCCGCTGATCCGCGAGATCATGGCGTCGCTCGGGTGGACCTGGGTGCCGACCATGTTCGTCGGGTCCGGGTGCCAGGTCCATCTTAAGAGAAGCGAGCTCCCTCCCGGGCGGCTGGTCGTGAACGTTTCCCGTCACTCCGTGGCCGTCATCGACGGTGTGATCCATGACACGCATGACTGCAGTCGCGGCGGCACCCGCTGTGTCTACGGTTACTTTATAAAGAAGGAGGCATCATGAACGCAAATATCACCACTCCCCTTCTCGGGGAAGACACCCAGAAAACCATGAAGAACATAGAAGCCCTTGTCGCCGCGAAGGGCGCCCTGATCCGGAAGGCTTGCGGCGCCAGCTCTTTCCACGTCAGCTTTGCCGGCGGGAACGTGACGTATTCCCTGGAGGATATCGACCAGGGCATCATGCCTGCTGCTACGGAGCTTATGGCCGCACTTGGCCAGCTCGCGGCCCGCTCTCATTGGATCAGCTCCAAAGAGAAGGAGGTTCCGAATGAGCGCTATGCTTTCAGGACCTTCCTGCTCCGCCTCGGATTGTCCGGTGACGCCCACAGAGCGGCCCGTACAGCCCTTCTTCGGAATCTTACGGGTGACGCTGCCTATTCCCATGGAAGGCCCCAGAAAGCCCGCACAGCGCGCTACTATTCTATCCTGCGTCCGATCGGCCCGGGGACGTTTCCGAAGACGCAGGAGGTCCTTGGTATCCATAACTACGAACAGCGGACCTACGTACCGGAGATAGAACGGGAGGCATGGGGCTACATTGACTACAAGGCGCCGTTAACGGTGCAGGAAGCATCGGCCTACGATCTTATTCCTTGCTGATCAGAGAGCCGGGAGAGTTTTCTCTCCTGGCTTTTTTTTGCCTGATTTTGGTCCAAAATACTACACATTTTGAGGCTCAGATATTTGTGAAATCTACACACTTGTATTTTCCCTTGCCAGAGTTAATATACACACAACCTGAAGAGAACAAGTGTACGGGAGGTACAAAAATGAAAAAAAATAACGCACTCATTCAGCTTCTCAAAGATAACGGTTTTGCTCTGGATCCCGCCGGCGATCCTCATAATCGCGCCGGGCACGACGGTTGCTTCTGCCTCCGTCGCGACTGGGAAAAGGTCGAGGAGGTCGTCTGGTACGGCCCGCAGAAGTTCACCTACACCGTCCTGGTATTCGTGAACGAAGGCTCCGGAATCTGCGAGGTTTTCTACCAGAAAGACGGGCGGACTTATAAAAACCGCTGGTATGACACCATCGGGAAGCGCACTTACAACGCCATCGTCGAGACCGTCCGCTGCGCCGGTTTTCAGTTTTAAAAAGGAGGAATCAAAATGATGGAAGAAAGAAGAAAAGAAGCGCTTGTACGTCTCGCGAAGGATTCAGAGTATATCCACAGGATGCGCCTTGACGGGTTCGGGTTCTGGACCGAGGAGCTCCAGCTGCTCCACTGCGGTCTCCACTTCCTCGAGCTCAGGATTGCTCTTCGCGACGGTCTCATCGACCGGGAGGCGTTCCGGAGATTCTGCTCCGTAGCATTCGGCGACAACTACGCGCAGTGCCGCTGAGCACTTTATTCCGGGTCCGGAAACGGGCCCGGCTTTTTTATGCCCGGATATGATGAGCACATGAACCGTTGGGCTATAGCCGGCACATACAGCGCCTGCTGCTGATATTTCCATCGCCGTTTTGCCCCGAAAATACTACACAATTGGCCTTTGCAAACATTGTGAGATTTACACACTTGTATTATCCGTGGTTAGAGTTAATATACACACACAATCAAAAAAGAACAGGTGTACGAACCCGAAGAACACCGGATGCCGAGGGCCGAAGCTCCAGCAGAAACGTCGCGAAGGGTAAGGGAAAGGATAAAAAATGGATGCAAGAATCGAACTTTACAAAGCTGTTAAACACCAGGTCCATACCTACCAGGCGGACCACGGCTACTCTCTCAGAGAGATGTGGTCCCTGGTAAATCAAGACACAAAGCTCGGGCGCTTCTGGCGGGACATCTGCTTGGAAGATTACCGGGAGGATTTTAAATAAGGAGGTTGGAACCATGACGATGATTGAAAGACTCGAGAAGAAATACGGGATCACGGTGGTGAGCGAAGGCCACCACTACAATTTTCACACCGGACGCTCGCTTGAAACCTTTAAGGTTTACAGCGCTGACGGTTGTTGCTGGGACAAGGGCTTGACAAAGAAGGGCCTGCAGGTTATGTGCAAAGCCGACCACGACGCCCTGCTCAAAATCAAGAAGAACGAGGAGCGCTCCATGCCGGGCCGGTTCTGGGAGCCCGGAAGCGAAGAGGCGCCACGGGTCCTGCCTCGAGAGCAGTGGATTCCCGATACTGTTGTTTTACCGTTTGAATAAAAAAGGAGGAAAAAATCATGATGAACCTTACCGCCGCTGAGAAGAGAACCGTACTTGCTGTATTCACCGACCTGTTTGTTAAGTTTGGAGATTCCGAGCTGAACACGTTTATCGGGACGGACACAATCCGCGAAATGCACGCGCTCCGTAACAAGCTAAATTACGAGGGCTACTGCGAACGGCACGGCATCCGTTACGAAGACATGACCGACGAGGACTTCGAAGACGCCGCCATGGAAGAAATCGAGGCGGACACCTTGCGGGAAGCCGAGGCCGCCGCCGCTCTGGAGGATTTCGGGACCACGTGGTACTAAAATAAAAAAGGACCCCAGGGGATTTCCCCTGGGGTTTCTTTTTTTGATCAAATCCCACGCGTGGGTTAGATGATCTCTGCTTTCAGTTGGTTCTTTTTATGTAGTCTCCGTGCACATATCCGTACTTGCTCCCGTACTTGATCAGGAGCCATTTGCCGACCTTATGGTGGCATACGCCCACCTTCGTTCCCTTCCTGAGCGGGCTGAAGCTGCACGTCCCGTAGTTGGTCCCTGGGCCCAGGCGGACGTTGAGCGGGTCCTTCTTCGTATTCACGATTCCGGTCCAGTCTACCTTGTGTACTTCGTCTACGGTGCCCTTCTCGGCCTGTACGGGCGTTTTCTGGGCGATTTCCGCCGTGTAAGCTGGGACAATGTAACCGCGGATGTATCTCGCGTTTACGGGCAGAACGCGGCGCGAGACCGCATCCTTGTAGTTTCCTTCGATGATCTGCATCTCTCTCCCGGTGATCTTTTCCACCATGCCGATGTGATCCGGGCTCCCGGCGTTGTCGCCTCTCCCACTATCCTGCCAGTCATATAATATATAGTCGCCGGCTGTTGGGATGTACGTGTCATCCTCCACCCAGCTTCCCATTCCTTTGGCCAGCTCGATCATCTGCTGGCATCCGCACTCGACCGGGATGATCTCCGTGTATCCGAGCAGAATCCCGAGCACCGATGCGAATGTCGCGCACCAGGCGTCGGTGTACTTCACCTTGTATCCCCTGGGGAATCCGTTCCTGCTGCACCAGCTGTTGTAAGCGTCAATGATGGCCCTGTGCTCTGGTGATCCTTCCCTGACTCCTACATAAGTCTGCGCCAGCTTGACAATCTCTTCCCTGGAGTATTCTTTCCTGGGAGCAGCTTTACCACGTGCATGATCAAGCCAGGCGTTGGGCGTCATACTTGTGAGATTGATGTCGATATTGCCTGAGTACCCGGCGATATTGCCGTGGCTTGAATACTGGAAGATCAGCGCATCTCCCCACGCTCCCCATCTGGAGTTGTCGGTCCATGGGTTCGTCCGGTAGTTCGTCCTGGCGTTGCTCCCGTATTGCGCTCCCCAGAGAGGGTATTTTTCGGCGACCGGTGTCCAGTCGTATTTGTTCGTAACGCCTTTGCTCATGTAAACAAAGCCGCGGACGCCCGTCTCGAGATACACCTTTTCCAAAAAATCAAAACACCACTTCACATCATTGCCCGTTCCGAATACACGGTTGCTCTTTCCTTCCCAATCGAGGGCGAGGATGCATTTTCCGGCCCTTTTCCCGAGCTTTCTCAGAAAATACTCAGCCTCTGCTGCCGGATCTCTTCCTTCGGCGTAATGGTAAGCGCCCAGGAGCTTTCCGGCTGCTTTGGAACCGCTGTATTGCCCATCGGCATACGGGTTAATGTACGACAGGCCCTGAGACATTTTTGTTATTACAAAGTCTGTGGTGCTTAATTTACGAGGCTTGATGCTCGATTGATAACTGGATACATCTACACCATTCATACTATCACCCCCTTATCAGGCTGTAGAGCTCGTTGATCTCTTGCTGGATCAGCCCTGGGTTCTGGGCGTGGTTGAGAAGGTATGTCACTCTTGCGTCATCAGTCCCTGCGTCCCCACGGAGGACTGCCTTGACATTTGTCAAGTTCGGCCCTTCAAGCGCCGCCTTTCCGGAATAGGAGCAGGAGTACCTGTAGATCTGCCCGCGCTTGTAAATCACGGCCCTCCGGCCGAAGAAGATAGCATTGAGGTCTCCGTGGCAGTCGAGGTATTTCATGCCTACTCCGATACAGTCTTCTCTTCCGGTCTCCAGGAAGTCCGTGATCGTGGTCGCATAATCGTTATCCCAGCAGAAAATACAACCGTTGTTCTTGAGCCAGGTCGCCTGGACCCGCGGGCAGTAGTTTCCGTGGTGGCCGATCTTTATGAACTTTGGCTTGAGATCTCCTACTCTTGTCGCTCCGTCCCCCGTCGTGAGGTATCGGAGTTCCGGAAACCAGAGGGCGATGCTCCTGTCGTTCACGTAGCCTTCCGAGTTTCCATCGTACTCTGTGTCCCTTCGGTAGACCTCGATCTTGATCTCTCCGTGCGTGATTTTGTCTCCGTCATCGATGTACTTTACCGGGATTTTCTTTTTCCTTGCTTCTTCGATCACCGCCTGCAGTGCACTGATGTTGCTGCGGATCTCATTGGTCAGGTGCGTCAGTACCTTTGCCGGGTCATAGCAGTAAAGGGCCCGCGGTTTAAAGTAATCATCCCGGATGATCTGCCTCACGCCGTAGTAGTGGTCATAGTGAGCGTGAGTGATATAAAGGTACGGGCGCGTTATCTTGCGCTCTTTCAGGGCGTTTATCAGCCTCGTGGTTCCTTTCCCGCAGTATCCGTCGATTACAACATAATATTTGCCATCATCGATGATTTGCGCGTCTCCAAGGCGGGCTTCTCCATCCCTGATCTCTTTTTCAGTAAAATCGTTATCGCTAAATCCTGGCACGTGCAATCTAATCATATACACCTCTTACTGCCCATCGTTGGGCCACACACACCGTTTACAGTATTACATCATCTTCCGGGATCTCTTCCGTGTATTCACCGGCGCCTCGGGACGCATCCGTCAGCCCTTCACCGATGATGTACGCGACGACCGCGGCTCCCTGCATGATCAGTCCGTATGCAATCGTTGACTGGTCCTTGTGTCCGGTCGCCGTAAGCAGTCCTGAAACGAACAGCGCCACCGCCATCCAGAATTTTCTACTGGTCAGTTTTCTGGTCAGATCTTCTTTGCTCATATTCCGCATCCTTTCTGGCGGCTTCCTCCGCCGATATAATTTTGAGTTTTCTGCATTGTTCCACCATCGCGGCTGCTGTGCCGTTCCCGCCGAGCTCGGAGTATGGTTTAAACAAATACTTGTCCAAATCTTCCAGCTCATCCACCGTGATGGCATCTCTCCGGATATATTTCTCGCACAACCTGAAGATTTCGGCGTGCCCCAGTCCCAGGATCATCCTTTCGCTGGCGGTCTTGGCGGTTGACTTACTCTGGGTGTATGCCCAGAAACCGTTACACCCCAGAATCGTCACGATGATGGTCACGAGCTGCTTTGCGAGTTCGACGACGACTGATTTGTCCATTGGTTTTTCCTCCAATCAAAAAGACGCCCATTCGGGCGTCTCTTTGTTCTACTGTTTCATGCCGCATACTGTTTGTATGCCGCCTGTGTCCTGCTGTTTTCTGTTTCGATATAGACCAGGGTCGTAGCGATATTCGCGTGGCCGAGAATCCGTTGGATCTCCTGTATCGGCATCCCCCTTTTGGCCATATTTGTAGCCAGCGTCCTTCTGAATCTGTGGGGATGTATGTTCTCCACGCCACATTTTTCTCCTACCACTTTGAGCATTAATTGAACGCCTCCGGGACTGTACGGTCCTTTTAACCTTGTTAAAAACAACGCCGTATGGCTGTCTTTTCTTGTTCCCAGGTATTTTGTGATGTACTTCTTTGCGACCGGCGTGATGTATGTCTCACGGTCTTTTCCGCCTTTTCCGTTCCTCACCTTTACTATCATCCGGTCCAGGTCGACGTCTGCAATTGTAAGGTTGCAGAGCTCTGTGATCCTTACTCCTGTTGAGAGGAGTGTTTCAACGATCGCCCTTTCTTTTGTGCCGCAAACCGTGCGGATCGCGTCGATGTCCTCTTCGCTCAGGGCTTTTCTGTTCTCTCTTGGCTTTTTGATCGGTTTGATCATTTCTCCGGGGTTCCGGTCGATAATCTGCTCATTAAACATCCACCGGAAAAACGGAAGGATGTTGTTCCTCTGGTTACCGATGGTCGTGTTCTTGGCACCTTTCATTTTCATCTGTGCGAGCCATGCTCGGATGTCGTTCTGGTTTATCTCCGGCAGGTTCTTTCGGGAAAAATCGGACAGTTTTTTCAGTGACCTCATGTACTGTTTGATGGTCCCTTTCGACTTTCCTTCAATCAGCAGGCAGGCGGAATACCTTTTCAGGATTTCTTCGTTGATGTTGTCCGGAATCGCCACCTCTGTCGATCTCTTCGTGATATCGTAGTCGTTCAGCTGCACAGTGATCGCGCTGATAATGTATGCTGCTGTCTCACGATCTAATGTTGGGCCTACCACCATCTGGATCCTCTCCAGCAGCTCTGTTCTATAATCGTCCATCTTGTCACCTCCCTTTTGACTTTCGATGGGAGGCATGCTACAATTTCCATGCCTCGTGCGTGGAGTCGTGTTCTTGGTTGGTAGCCTGCGCGACTCCTCTTTTTAGTTTTACGATTATGTCACAGATTTTTTACATTATCAATCGCACACCCCGGGTTCCGAAAGAATTATTTTTTCGGTTCCTGGGGTGTTTTGCATTAAAAAATACCAGGGTGGCAGGACTCGAACCTGCGTCCCTTTATAACCCATCAATGTAGGTATGGCGTTGTCAGCGTCATGCTCCCCCCGACCGAGTTGCACCCTGGCATCTTCACAACTGGTTTAAATGGTGCTTTAAGTGGTTGCTTTACGGCGTCGATGTGACAATGGTGTCTCCTGCGGCGTAGGACGTCCCGTTGTAGGTGGTGGCTTCGGACGCCTTGTAAACAAAAGTTAAATTTCCGGAGCCTTTTACGTATTCGAGCGCCGTCTTTACTGTGTCCAAATATTCCCCGGTTGTGTACACGGTTATGGTGCCAGCAGCCGCCGCTGTCGAGTTGTGGAATGGATAAAGACCGCAGCTTTGGACAGAATGACCGACCGACCCAAAAGTGACATCAAAATGCGTGTTGGATATGTTGGTAAATGCTTCTCTTGGTATGACTTGGATTGCCGGGAAAACATACGTTGACGGTGCTTTTGGCCCAGAATATGCGAAAATCCCTACAGATTGCTGACCGTCATTTGAATACCCGGTGTATTTGTTGAGTGTTACCACATCAGCCGAACAGTCCGTGCTATAGTCAATTCTAAGTGCTTGGTCTTTTCCGACTGTGAGCAATTCATCAAGTCCAGTCCAATCAATCCGAGTACGGGACAATGTAAATGCCCCATTTCCGATATGGGTTGGATGGTCTGCGAATGAAAACGGGACGTTTGACCCTATATTATTCCGCAATCTGTTGTACACGCTATTAGCCACTGTTTTTCCGTGAAACACATACGCCGTTACATTGTTGGAAGAATCTGTTTGCGTTTCAATACCATCATATCCGCTTCCACCACCTGACGCTGTACCCTCGACTTTTTCTCCACTGGCAAGATAGAAACGCTTACCACTTGCTACATCAGCCGCCGTGGCAGTTGTGTCGGATATATCTATTAAAGTCGTGCCGTTACTCTGCACAACCTTGTTGACATATGGATTAGGCATAAGCCACCTCCTTATCCAATAGTAACTGTTTGACCACCTGCGGCGTTATCACTATAAGCAATCGGGATAGCCGCCACCGTCACCTGTGACAGATGCGTGTATCCTGTGTCGGGAGAGATGACCTGCTGACTCCATGACGGAGTTGCGCTCTTTGCCTGTGCCACTACGCCCTCAGAACCGCTCATCGTACCTTGTACGCCAAGGATTGTGATTCCTTCGCGGATGTTTGTGGCTATGATTTTCGCCTGCTCTGCTGATGCGATGCTGACTTTGCCGGAGCCGTCATGATAACCCTGTGCGATGGTCACTTGCTGTGCTTTCGCCGTAATTGACCCTGTCTGCGCTCCGTTGTTTGTCATCGTACCAGTGAGCAATGCTCCTCTGGCATGAGCTGTCTTTCCACTGAGGATTTCACTCACCGCCACAGTATCGTCTGATGTGTCGGAGTCGTATGCACACGTTCCTGTCACAGGCGCACCGCTCTTGTCATGGAAGGTAGAGCCAGACAGAACCGTAGCTGCCGTTGCCGTATCCCCGGTGAGGTCAATCAGTGTTGTGCCGTTGCTAAGGACTACTTTTGATACATATTCATTAGCCATTAAATAATTCCTCCGATGTAGACGGTTCTGCCGCCCATTGGATTAGATACAGATTCGACCTGTATCGGGTTTACAGTTATGTCTGTCAGCACAATTTTTCGTGCTGTTTCCAGAACAGTTCCGTTGAAGTCTGGGTCTACCGTAGTTTGCCCTTGATAAGTAGGAGCATCACGCTCAACCACCTTGATGACTGTCCCTGCTTCGCCATCCATGTGCAGGTCGAGGGACATCTCTCCATCAATATTCAGATTCAGCGATAACTCGCCATCCAATACCACTTCCTGCTGTGGCGAAAACATATCAGATCACCTCTCTTATGTGGTTCGGAGAGCCTTGGATATACACTTCTTCCGATGCTCCTCGAGTGCCGTCCGATGTTTTCCAGTTAAGCATCATGGTTGCCGTCTTTGATCCAAGCTGAAGTGTTTCTTCTTGCGTGAGAGTCCATGAGAGTGAATCCTCTCCGATGGTAGCATCCGAAAGGTCTTTTTCAATGATGTTCACACCACGTTCTTTGATTGTAAGGATTGCAACGGTGATTTCGGAGGCATTAACCACTTTGAATTTGTATGTAATTGTCGGAGTTGTTCCGATGATGATTTTGGTCATTGGCCACCTCCCGTATATCTCCCACCGCCAACCACTCCTTTGATGATTTTGGAAGTATCAATCATGTGGTCACCTCCGCAATTCTTCTATCGATATACTTCTGAATATCGGCTCTGTAATCCACATCTACGACACCCGCATCCGACCAGATGTTGTTGATGCCAAGCAAGGACTTGACCTCTATGGGAGTGAGGTTGCAAGTGATGGGTGTGGCAAGCGGATAAACCACCTGAAGCGGATTAGACGCAAGCCAAGTTTTTAAAGCATCAACAGATGTGTGTTCCGTGCAAATATAAAATCTTTTT